CACGATGATGAAATCACCTACCTTGCAGCTTGGGCCGCTGGGAAAGCGTTTTTCATCTTTAAACGCATCTGGGCCAACCTTCGCCACAAATAGTACGGATGACAGCAGTTCTTCATACTGCATTGTCTGGCTGGCCTTAAGTAGGCCGCCCTCGTACTCTTCTTTGGCTTCTGGAAGCATGCACAGAAGGTGATAAGTGGCAGGTTCTGGAATCTGCGTGGCCTTATCCTCAACGGTTTTGTTGAGTAGGCCAGACAGATCAACCGCCTGAACATCAAAGTTAGTCGTCATTGTCGTCTTTCAGTTTACGCACGAGGTCGCCAATTTCACGCTGTGCGGTCTGGAGACCTCGGATGACTCCGCACAACTCCCGGTATTGGGCGTAGTCTTTCGACTGTCCCGCTACCAAAGCCTCTGAATGACTTTTGACATACTCCTCAATTTTCTTGTTGAGAAGTTCCAAGATTTTATTGTCCATTTTTAGTTCCCCGACGGTTTAGCAGTCGGTTTTGGTTGTTGAAAAGCACGTTCGGCATGGTTCAGTTTTTGCGCGTGAACCTGACCGCCGTGCGCCATTTTTTGTTGAACTTGAGCTTGCTGCATTGCAGCTTGCTGCTGGCCTTGAGCTTGCTGCTGTTGGGCCTGAGCTTGGGCTTGCTGCAAGGCTTGCTGCTTTGCCGCCATCTCCATGCCATGAGCTTCTTGCATTTGGGAGATTTCCATTTGCATTCTTTGAGCCGCCATCATTGGGTCTTGCCCGGATTTTTGAGCGGCCTCTTGAGCCTTAAGGCCAAGCTCTTCTGCGCGAATTTGCAGGTCGCCTTGGGCTTTCAGTTTCTTGATTTCCACTTCTTGCATCTTGATCTGCAACTCTTGTTGTTGCATCTGAATCATTGGGTCTTGCGCCTGCTGCTGGGCTTGCTGTTGAGCAACCTGACCCTTGCTCTGCGCCAGCACTTGCTGAGATGCTTGAGCCACAAGACGGGACAACTGCACCTCAACATCCTCTGGCAAGTCTTCATCAGGCTTAGGCATAGGTACACCCAACTGCTCTTCAACCTTCTTGCGGTAGGAGAATGCCAAGTGCTCTGAGACGTGAGCCATGATCTCGGCTTGCATCTTTTGGGCTTGTGGGTTCTGCCCAATCTGCGCTGCCATCAACGGGTCTTGCATCAAAGCCATATGAACTGCAATGTGAGCATCGTGGTCTTGGTAGATGAACGCCTTGGTGGGTTTTCCATTCAAGAAGGCCATGTTCTCGCTCACCGGATCGCGTGGCTTCATGTCGTCTTCAATCGGGACGAGCTTGTCTGCGTTGCGCACACCCAACACTTCAATCATCTGACGGTGCAACTGCGGCAGGTCATAGATCTGAGGAGCTTGTGCGGCTAACTGGATCACAGCTTGGTACTGCATGATCCGTTGGGCCATGGTCGAGCTGTTGGGGTCCGACACTGGAATAACTTCCACCATGTCGTAGTCTTCCCGCTTAGCCATGCGGTCGCCGCCTTGTGGCTCGTACTCGTATTCACTCGGGGTGTTGTCCCGAATGATTTCCTTGAGCAGTTTGAATTCCTGCTTCATGGCGTAGTGGACACGCGCTTGGACGGCGCTCATTGTTTTGAGCTGTCGCTCGAGCAATGCCAAGGTCGTACCAACAGGAGAGTTAGCGCTCATGTCGCTGATGTTCATGTCAGCGATAGAACCGAGACGACGGCCTTCTTCTGTGATGCGGTCCAGCAACGCAGCCAGAACCTGCGATGGCTCTTTATATGGCAACGGCATGATGTTATCGCGCACCGTGCCACCGGGCACATCTACATCTCGCCACTCACCCGGAGCAATTGGGGTGTCATCCCCTTTGATCCTCAAGCCGCGTGACTTCAAACCACCGGGCAAGTTGGACAGGGTTCCTGCGTCTACCAGTTGGCGAATCAAGGATGTGCCTGCACGGGCATAGCCGCCGATCAGGTGGATGTAACCAAAACCATAAGCGCCGAATCCGGGCACGTAGTCATATTGAACAAAATGCTGGCGCTTGAGTTTCTTGGGATCGCTCTCGTTCCAGTTTCTGTACACCGACAAAACTTTGTTTGTGCCCTTGTCGATGGTCACAATGTAAGGAAGAGCAATTTCATCCTCATCCTCGTAACCCGGCATGTCGTAGTCCACTTGAATCTCAAGGAACTGATAACGCTCATCATCTGTTACTGAGTAGCCCTGCTCCTCGGCTTTCTTCTTCTCCACATCGTTGTGGATCATGACGGGCTCACCCAACTCCACATCACGGTAGAAGCCTGCGACCTGAAGCTTGCGAACATCGTTCTTGGTCTTGCGCATCACATGGGTCACTCGTTCTGCGGAGCGAGCACCAGAGGAGCCATAGGGGATAACGATGTCTTCAGCAGGACAGAAGATAGATACCTGACGGCCAAGGCTTGGATCGAAGTAAACCTTCTTGAAGGCGGAGCCAGCCAGCCCCAAGTTGAACAGCATGCGCTCATGCTCTGGGCGGTACTCAGGCATTCCGTCAACCAACTGGAAGTTCATGTCGGCACGAACGCGCTCGGCGGCATCTTCCTTGAGTTTGTCAATTGCGCCAATGATCTGCGTCTTGACGGGGCCTTGCGCGGGGAAGGTCTCAATAATGGTCTCTGACTGGAACCTCACTGCGGCTTCAGTCAACAGGGTAGAGAAAACTCCGCAAGCTCCAGTCCAAGGCTCGGTGCGCTCCTCATACTTCATGCCAAGAACCTCAAGGCCCCTGACATACATCTCTACCCAGTCCTTGCGAGAAGCGATGTCGGACTCAACCTCGCCAACCAAATCAGAGCCCAGCTTCTCGAGCTCGCCCTCATCCATGAATTCAGCCAAGTTGGCATCAAAATCAGGCTCATCATCTTCTGGCATCAGATCAATGGCAATGCCATCAATCCCAATTTCAAGACCTTCCGGGTCTTCAATCATGATCTCAACCGCAGGGGTGTCGTCCTGCACAATGTCTGAGAAATCAAGACCCTCTGGGGCCTGTGCGAGGGATGAAACCATGCTGCTCGTTGCCATATTTGATCCTAATAGAATGCGGCTCTACGCCGAAAGGACAAAGGTTCGTCCTGCTCGTCGGATTCTAGTCTCAAGAACCCGCCTTGTCGAAATCTGGTGATAGCCATAACAGCCGTGTCAGCCAAGTCATCGTGGGCCGCGTTAGGGAAAGCCGCCATCTGATCAATCACTTCTCTGGCCCATCTAGTATCCGGTGCCCACACCTTGCCAGCTTGGAAAATAGCAGACACCGTATTCATCCGGGCGATCTTGTCGTTCGACTGCTGACGTGTACCCCGACTTGGGGTGTACCCCCGAATAAAGATGTCGGCCTGCTGGTTCAACTCTTGGATCAATGATGCCCCTGCAGCCTTAGCTTCAATGATGCAGTCATCTGGCTCCCACTCAAGATAGTGCGCCCGAGCTTTTTCCTTGAGCTCGGGAAACTCCATCCGCTTTTGAAAAGCATCCAGCAAGATAATGTTTGCGTTGTTCGGGTCCTCATCCATATAGAACACACCCCAAGTGGTGCAGGCCGAATAGTCCGACCGCTCGTTTTTCGTAAACGCCGTGTCCCATGCTTGGATGATGAACTCACACCTCGGTGGATCATCCCTCTCCCAGATTTTCCACCAGTCGCGCTTAACAATAGCACCCTCTTCGCCAGTTGGCTGCTGCTGGTACTGCGCATTCCACTTGGCCGGAGCCAGTTCTTCCTTCAGCGCCTCAAGGAGTTCAAGGGACCAGAACTCAGGCCATAAGGGATTACCAGAGGGAAGAATGGCCGGGAACTCAATCACTCTCCATTCGTCCGTCTTGTTTCTCTCGCCCGCTTCCTTCAAAACTCTCCCAATGAGGTCATTCTCACTCCAGCGGGTCGCAATAATGATGATCGCCCCATTAGGCTGAAGTCGCTGACGCGGGCCAGAGGTGTACCACTCATACGCCTTGTCATATATAGAAGGGTCATGCGCCGCTAAGGTCGCCTCCCCTTCAGTATGAGGATCATCAATGATGACCAGATCGGCCCCCCGGCCAGTCATCGTTCCACCTACGCCAATAGCAAAGTATTCCCCCACCTCATTTACAGCCCACCGGCCAGCCGACTTCGAGTCCTGCCGAATATTCGTGCTCGGAAACACCTCGTGGTACTGCTCACTCATCACCAAGTTCCTGACCTTACGTCCGAAACCAACGGCCAGTTCGCCCGTGTTCGACGCCTGCATCACCTTCTTGTCAGGAAACTTCCCAAGAAACCACGCCGGTAGCATATAAGAACCAAACTCAGACTTTGTATGACGCGGCGGCATGGAAATTGCTAGGCGCTTTAACTTTCCCGAGGCAATGTCCTCGAACGCCTTAGCCACAACCGCATGATGCCGCCCATGGATAAACCCCGGCCACATCTTCCGTACAAAAGCCATAAATGACGCCTGACACTTCTCCCTCTCCACCGCAGCCTTGTACTCAGCCACCTGCTCCATCAGCTTCTCCTGCTCATGAATCGGCAACTGCGCTATCAACGCCTCCAAGTTCTCGTTCACTCAAGCTCCTTTAAGTTCTTGTAATTCACCCAAGCCGGACGTATCGTCCTTCCCACCCCATCTATCTTCTTCACCACCCCCAACTTCACCAACCTCTCCACAATCTTCACCGTACTCCCCATCCCCATCTTCCCCCTCACATACGCTATATCCCGTATGGTCGGCGAAAACCCATACTTCTTCCACCACTCATCAATCACCATAAACACCTCCTTCTGCGCCGGACTCATACCCATCTCCATACACTCATCCCTCGTAGGATCGCTACGCCGAATTTTCATGTCCCTGTGGATAACTTTTTTTACGCAACCTCCACAAATAGGTTGCCGCGTTGTTTTCGTAATCATCTGGCCATTCCAACTAGAACTATTTATCTCATCACGTTTTTCGTGGGACTGCCTATTTTTTAAGCAATATACCCCCCGGGGGTCAGCTTTCCAACGATGACGGGGGGGTCTCCTGTGTGGAGGGGGGTGGGTCTAGTTCGTGTGGAATAGATGGTTGTTCATGTGGAATGGAAGAAGGCAGAGATTGTTCGTGTGGAATAGTATGCGTATATGCGTGGGACTCCTCATCACCAGCTTGGGGGGTCGGGGATGGGTGGGTGTCGCTGCCGGCCAATTCTCGCATCAGGTCATCCGCCTGAGCATCGATGACGTGAGCATCGATTGCGCTGGCATTGCTCAGTGCTTTGAGCTGAGCCATGATCGAAGCGCGTGCATCCTCAGAGCTTGTGATGGTGCGAACTTCTTTGCGCTCAGTGAAGGCCGCGACTTCTGTAACGGTGCCCAAGACCTTAGCCGCTGCCGTGATTTGACCGGGTTTTGACTCAGGGTCAGTGATCACGCCGACTAGGGATTGAATGACCAAAGCACGCAAGGCCGAAGGGGTTTGATATTCCTGAGCCTTAATCGCCAGTTGCAGCGCTTCGATCTCGTTGGTTATCCGTTGGTCTCTGGTCAATTGATACGGCTCACGTTGCAGAGTGTTCTTCGACTTCACGTTGTAAGCCTTCCGATATGCCCCGGCTTTTGTCTCACCCTTAGCCACTTCTAAGCAGAACTTCTTTTGTTTCCCGGTAAGTTCCCTTGAAACGCTCTTACCCAAGATGTGAGAGACGGGGACAGAGTTGAGCCCTTCGGTTATCTGAGCCCGGGTTAACTTGGCTGGGTTGTTAGATGTTTTCATAGGTGCGATTGTAGGAGAACAGCACGAGAGCCGCTACCGCTTCGCTTTAAACAAGCCCGCGACCACCTCACGCGACCGACAGCGCCACCCGGTCAACTTACCCGACAGCAGGCAAGCACCACCGACACGGCAGGCATCAGCGCACCGCGTCACCCCATAGCCCGAGACTATCAAGCCCGAAAACCGATTAAAAAATACTCGACACAAAAAACACAAATAAGCGCCCTGCCCCCTTCGCACGCACCCCGGAACCTAAGAGAATATCAATCAGGCAGGAATGACCCTGACCTAACACACAGGAGCAAACACCATGCAATCACTCCCCACAGCACTGACCACCGCCCAGCTCGAAGGCATTTTGTCGGCACTGGCAGCAATGCCAAGCGCCACAGTAAACCGCCACCCCGACATCATCACAGTGACAGCCACCCGCAAGAAAACGGGCGAGACCGTTAAGGTTTTAAGCGCAGCCACCACCAACGGCCAGCAATGGCACGTTATGACAGCCCCCGGACTTATCACCACCACCACCACGAAAGCCACAGCATGAAAAACGCATACACAAACAATGGTTACACCGACCGCGCCGACTATCTCGAAACATTGTGCGAGGACTACCCGCCCGAGGTTGTCCACACGCTCGCCGACCTACTAGGACCCGATGAAGACTTTGATGGACTGGTAACAAGCCTCGAAGACTTCGCCGAAGGATATTGACCAACCCAGCCCGGACACAGAGCCGGGCACCACAGGAACCCACCACATGACCACAGCCGACCATATCCGCACCATAGCCGCCCGCCTTATCGGTTACCAGACCCAAGGCCACGGATTCACCAAAATACACCACAGCCTGACCCTAAAAAATGCTTTGCAATGGGCGCACTGTTACGACCGCGCCACCGTGACCCGCCGGGGCCGATTTATTGCCAGCACCACCACCAAAGGAGCCTGAAACATGCCGCACGATTTCCCCGCCACGCCAGCCGCCGCCCTTGTTTATCTGGTTTTCTTTACCGACAGCGACAGCGCATGCCTTGAAGCATATGCAGACAAGGACCACGCCGAACGCGCCGCAGCACATTACAAGCGCCGGGGTTTTGCAGATACCCGCATAGACGCCCGAGCCATTCGCGGAGAAACATTTTTAACCATGATTGGAGCCTGAACCATGATAACCAGCACCGACCACGCAGGCCGAGCCTGCACCCTCACCCACAACGGCCAGCCAGTGAGCCCCGGTGAAATACTGGAGGATTTCCGGGGAGACCAGTACCGGGTAACCGGGGGCCAAGCCCCGCACAAACCCAGCAGCAGCGGAAAGATTTACACGGACGGGGGCAACTACTACCCCGCCGTTTTCGGATGCAAGTGGACCCCCAGCAACTAACCAACCAACAGGAACCAACACCATGAAACCCCAAGACCTTCAAACACTCGCAGCCGCAGCCCTCATGCCCGCAGGTTTTCGCCACCACGACAGCGCAGAGCCAGCCGAGCCCGCAGCAGTCACCGCAGCCCACGCCCTCGCCCTCAAAGTGGACGAGCTGGGCCAGCTTCACGCCGCCATTGCCAAACTGAAAAAAGACGCCGACCAGATCCGCACCGAGCTGGAGGATGCAGGCCTAGAGAACATCGACGGCCAACTGTACCGGGTGAACTTTGCCCAATGCGCCGGGAAGACCCTCACCGACTGGCAAGCCATCGCAAAGCGCCTGAAGGCCAGCCGCCAGCTTATCGCAGCACACACCACCACGGGCGAAGCCAGCACCCGGATGACAGTTAAAGCACGCCAAACACACTAAGGAGCACACACCATGGGCACGACTTGTTATCTCATAAACACCAGCCAGACCACCAAAGCCACCATTGAACGCGACCAAAGCCAGCAATATATCGCAGGAGTTAAGCACGGGTTTGCCTTCGATTATCTGACCATGAAAGGGTCAACAGGTTACGGAATCATGCACCGCCAAGACAAGGACACGGGCGAAAAAATCCATTTTGGCATTGTGTTCAAAACCAGCAGACACAAAACCGAACATTGGGGAATGTCTGAATTTTGCATAAAGGAAATTGATGAATCCATGGGGCCTTATCAAACGAACGCACCCGCCAAAATGCTCGACATGCTCGACAAGTTGGCACCAAACCCCACAGGCCACGCCGCCCAATGGCGCACCGCATGCCGGGAAACAATCGCACGCAAAAAGGCACCAGCAGCCAAGCCAGCAGCAGGCCAGCGCGTGACCTACAACGGCACCGCCTACACACTGAGCCACCCAGCAGGCCCCCGGAAGGGATGGATTGTCCACAGTGACACGGGCGCACGCTACAGGATGAACGCCCGACAAGTGAGCCAAGCGCTAAACGCGCCACCCCCAGCGCCGCCAGAGCCACCCCGCAGCAAAGAGCAGACACCCGAGCAGTTTTTCCGAGACCATTTTCAATTCATCCATGTGAAAGACCCAGCATGAACCGCCAGCACCCAAAAACTTTAATCGGCAAGTCTGAATTTTACGGACTTGACCACCGCCAGCACTTCACCATGAACCCAGCCACACCGCACCCGGACAGCGACAGCGACCCCCAACCCATGCCACTGGCCGAGGCAATAGCCTTCGCCCTTCGGATTCTTAAAGACCCGACCGCTACCCAATGGCAGCGCCAAAAGGCAGCGGATGAACTGCAATACAGCCACGACACACAGGACGACACACAATGAAATATCACTTCATTCAAGCCAGCAGCAACAGGAAAACCGGGCCAATCCCCCAGACCTACACCAGCCGCGAATCGTGCCCGCCCTCATGCTCACATTACCGCAGCTCATGCTATGCCGAGGATTTTTACACCCGCCTGACATGGGACAAAGTACCAGCACGCGGCACCGACTTGGAGGGTTTGATTAAAGCAATCAACAGATTACCCAAGGGTCAATTATGGCGCCACAATGTAGCCGGGGACTTGCCCGGAGACGGGGAAACAATCGACGCCTACGCACTGGGGCAGATAGTCAAAGCCAACAGAGGCCGCGCCGGGTTTACCTACACCCACAAGCACAGCCCGGACGCTATCACATGGGCAGGCCACGCGACCCGCTGTGGCTTTACCGTGAACTTAAGCGCCGACGATGTAGCGCAGGCCGACCAGCTCGCCGCCCATGGTCTCCCCGTGGTTGTTGTTGTCCCCATGGACACCCCAAAGCACAGCCAGACGCCCGAAGGCCGCCCGGTGTTGGTTTGCCCCGCACAAACCACCGATTACATGACGTGCGCACTGTGCGCACTGTGCCAACGCGCCGACCGCCGCCAGATTATCGGATTCAGAGCCCACGGCACCAAAGCCAAGCAGGCCGACCGTATCGCCCGCCGGGTAATCCCCATCGCCGCAGCCTGACAGCGCCAGCGCCAGCCCTTCGCGGAGGGTTGTCGCGGGAATTGTCCCGACCACAGGAGATTTAAAACATGATCACAAATCAAGAATACATCGACAACTACGGCACTCAATGCCCGCATTGTGGAAGCACGAATTTATCGGGCGACCATGTACAAATTGACGCGGGAAGCGCATGGCAAGACATTACATGTGACGACTGCGGAAAAGACTGGCAGGACACCTACACCCTGACAGGTTTTGCAGACACCAACAAATAAACCCACAGGAGCCCCAACAATGAAAAACCCAGAAGCCCACTATATCAACGCGGGCGCACGCTATGAGCACGCCCGGACCCCCGGACAGGTAGCAGCAGCCAGTCAGATAATCCGCACCCTACTGGAGGCAGAAAAGCCGCACGACCAGACCGAAGCCCGCCACCTAATCGAACGAGGCAGGCAGGAGGCCCGGAGAGCATGACGCCCCAGCCATGGCCGTTTCCACCGCCCGGAGGCCCGACACCATGGACCCCGGAGCAGGTGCGCGACTACCAGCGCCAGCAGGAGGAGCGAGCCCGAGAAGCCGCCCCGCCCGCGCCGTGGTGACCCCCGCCGGGGTTAATTGCGAGACAGCGGCCTCGACCATATTTGCGAGAGAGTTGCCCCCATGATTGCGAGACAAATGCCAAACCAAAACCACCCACTGACACGCGCCTACATGCTGGGCGCACGAGCCACCAGCCACACATCCATGAGTGAGGCCATGCGCCTTATCCATGCTTGCGAGAGAGCTGCCGACCGACTAACCATTGACCAGTGCAAGCTGGCCGCTGAAATACTTATTGAAAGGAAGATGCCATGAACGAAACCGAACGAGTCCTTGCCATGCTGGAAGCCGGGAATCTCGGCATGCCGTCTCGCGCTGCGCAAGTTATCCGCACGCTTGCTGCCGAAAACAGCCTGATGAAATCCACCATTGCGAGGGTAGAGCGCCACTTGGACTTCGCCAGTCGCTGCAAAATGAAGCCAGACCCAAACACCTTGATGGCGTATTTTGATGATATGGCTGAACAGCAAAACAGACTGACAACAAGGAGCGAGACATGAACTGCTGCAACGAATACGGCGACTGCCGCCAAGGGCGAGACTGCCCTGCCCGTAAGGTCTACACCGGACCCGCCAAGCCCATCCCCACGTACACCGAGCCGATAACCGACAAGGGTGAGCGCGTAATCTTTTTGCTGTTGGCTATTGTGGCCGCAGTGTTTCTTTACTTGGAGTAAATCATGAAAATCAAAACATCAGAACTGACAGGCGCTGCCCTTGATTGGGCGGTGACCAAGTGTGAGACAGGGCAACCACTAGACCGTAACGGCCCGTTTATTGTGGCGTTTAAATACTCAACCGACTGGTCACAAGGTGGGCCGATCATTGAGCGTGAGGAAATCAGCACTGCAAAGCTAGAAGAAACCTTACCTGATGCCATGGCCCCGCATCCTGCGTGTTGGTCTGGACATGTAGACGGCATTTTTGTTCGTTATGGCCCCACACCCCTAATCGCCGCCATGCGGTGCTACGTTGCATCCAAGCTGGGCGATGAAGTCGATGTTCCGGAGGAGCTATGCCCAGCTACCGCATGACCATCGAAAGAACCGTGCGCTTTCAGCTTGATCTCGAGGCAGATGACCGCCTTGACGCCCTCAGAAAAGTCACTGAAATGGCATTGGATTATGATGACCGAGACCTAAAGGAAACCCGTGTCATATCTGTCCAAGAACCCACAAAGCCTGTTCAGCATCCATTTGATTGAGGGGCCTGATGGCCGTGTGTCTGCCCTTGCGGAGTGGGTAGGCCACGGTCCAAACGTGCTCGACATTGGGTTTGAAATTATGCAGAAGTTGGAGTTGGCAGCCCGAGCGCACCCCGAGCGCCTAGCTGTACAACCTCTTACACATTGCGTTAACTACCAGTAATTGCGAGAGAAGTGGCCCGTTTTGTGCGGGCTTTCTCATTTGATCACCTTGCCAAGCGATTGAGACGCTTTGAAGAGTCCAACCCTCTGGTGGTAGTCGTTGAAGTCTTCACCTACGGTATCGCTCATCCAGTAAGGGAGGCCTGTCTTGATGGCAGTATTCTCGCCAGTCCCGCTGGCGTCGTGGTCCGCAACAACAAAGCCAGAAGGTAAGGTTGCTGCCACCTTGGCTAGATTTCCAGCGCTGAAGCATACGTGCAGGGTGTAGCGTCTTTTGAGCGCCTTTAAAGTCGCCCTTACAGAAAGTGCTGTCGCGTAACCCTCAACAAGAATGTGCGGTCCTTTATTATCAAATGTAAAAGTTGAGCCAGACGTGCGCTGACCGAACAAGAACTTCTTCTCACCGTCCTCCCTGATGATCTGGCAGCCGACAAGGTGGTGGCCTACGCGCATAGGGATGACAAGCAGCAGGCCGTCATCAGTCTTCCACACGTTGCCCTGCTCTTCCTTGAAGCCTTTGCGCTCGAGGTACGGATGAAAGCCGATCTGGCACTGGTTCAGGATGGACGCAGCCTTGCGAGCGGCCTCTTGCTGCTTCTCGCGAATGTCACGCGCAGCAGCCTCGACAGCCTTGCGTGCCTTGTTGGGGTCCATCACTGAGTCACCGTCTGCATGCCAGACTTCGATCTCCGTCATGGTGGCATGGTTCTGAATAAATGCGTGCGTGCCCATGTACTTCACGGCCCCGTTACGGTGCGTGGGCTTGTCCTCTGTGGGGTAGCGCTTCCACACGCCGATGGGTGGCTCTCTGTCCACGATCACGCCATGGATGCGGCAAAAGTCAAGCAGGTGCATGGTCATCGCTTCCCCTTCAGGTAACGTATCAGAGCAGCCTTCACCGCCTTGTTGAACTCTACGCTCGGGGCTTGCGGCGTTTCAGCCAGACCCTTGGGCCAGACGCCATACTTGTCTTTGTAGGTGTGGGCTGCTCTGCCTGCGCTCCATCCGTGGTACTTGACCATGTATTGGCACATGCTGTACCAGTCTTGCTTGCTTTCCCGAGAGGCCGCTGCTTTCAGCTCCTCCATTTCTCCCGGCACTGACTCCACCATGCTGCGCTTCTCGCGGGTATAGCCGCAGTGAATGCAAGTGTCTGACCCTCCGGCCCACAAGTGTCCGCACTTGGGGCACTTGGCCGCTTCCTTCTCCTTGTCGGTCTTTTCCTTCTTGGTCTTCTCGCGAGCGTCATCCAACTCATGCACGCCGTTGTTGTAAATCTCTTCCCAGTCCTCTTGGAACCTGATGTAGTTGCCTGCATGGTCAAGCCACACCGCGAACTCCTTGTCAGGGTAGCCGCGCATCACGCGACCCATCTGCTGGACGTGAGATGACAGCGACTTACTGAATGGCCGAGCACTTACGCCGATCATCACGTCAGGAACGTCAAAGCCCTTGGTCAAGATGTCGGTGGCGATCAGGCCATGAATCTCCGTGTCGGGCTTGCTGAAGTCTTCGATGACATCGCGCTTGAACTCGTCATCATCCTTGTAGGAAATGCTGATGAAGTTGTAGCCCTGCTCTGCGAACTTCTTGGACAGGTCTGCACCGTGCTCCACGCCTGAACAGAAGATGATGGTCTTGCGAGGGCGACCGAATATCTCGTGCGTCTTCTTGATCCACTCAGACACAATGTCGCCAGTGATCTGCATGCCGCGCTTCGTTGACTCCGCCTGACTCCACTCGCCGGCCACCTTCTTGGCACCAGTCATGTCGATCTCTTTGGCGACGAATACACGCAGAGGGCACAGCACTTTCTGGTCCACCAACTCCTTGGTTGTGACCGTGCTGACAACGCTCTCGTACACATTGCCCAAGCCCTTGGTGAAGGGTGATGCACTCAGGCCAATGACCTTGATGTCAGGGTTGTTCTTGATGAACTCGATGGTCTGCTTGCGCATGGCGTGCGCTTCGTCAACGATCATCAGCGTCAGGCCCGGAAAGGAGCCGCGCTTCTCGAGCGTCTGGGCTGAGCACACTTGGATGTTCTCGTATGGCCTGTAACGCCAGTGGCCTGACTGCAGCACGCCGTGCTCGATCTTGTACTTCTCAAGGCGCTGGCTTGTCTGATCGCACAAGATGATGCGGTCCAAAATCATGGCTGCACGATTCCCCTTCTTGTGGGTTGCATCCAGTAGCGCAATCGCCATCTCAGTTTTTCCGCCACCAGTCGGGCTATAAAGCATCTGCGCTTTGTAGCCAGCAGCAAAGCCTCTCCTTAGTCCATCCAAAGTATCGTTCTGGTATTTGCGCAACTCAAGCATTTTTGTACCTCTTGTTGTTGACAATCTTGGATATGGTCTGATGCACCACACCGTATTGATTGGCAAGCTCTTTTTGCTTTGCGCCGTGCGAGTACATGAGCCTTATTTCTGAGGCTTGTTTTTCTGTGAGTTTTGAGCCGGGATGCGCCGACCCGACAACGTGAGGGTTGCGTGGTGGCTTGCTGTTGCGCCCCTTCTTTACCATGTCATCCACGTTGTCTTGGTTTGTACCGAGGAAAAGGTGGCTTGGATTGCAGCAAGATGGAACATCGCACTCATGGCAAACAAACATGCCGCTTGGTATTTCTCCGTGGAAGTGCTTGTAGGTTATGTGGTGCGCCCTGTCATTTGGCATGCCTCTACCGCCCGTGCCAACGATGCCATATCCAAACTCGTTGGATGCGCCTGTAAAAATCCAGCACCCAGAAAATGGGATGCGGACAACCTTGTCAAGGACTCTTTCGATGACGGGCTTCATGCTTCCTCCGCATCAAGCCACACGGCCTTGCACATTACTTCGCCAAAATCTTCTGGCATCGGACCGCCGTTCATTCTTTGCACGCTGTACAGCGCAGCCCACAAGCGATCCACTGAGTCCTTTGTCCACTCATGCTGAAGAACCGTCTCAAGTTGCAGCATGGCAAACTGTCTAAGCTCATCATTCGTCATAAAAATCCTTTCAAGTGGTGCCAGTCTAAAAAATCAAACTGACGCCACCCTTACAACTGCCAGCACACATGCCCGCTGGCTTGGGCAATGATCACTCAGCCTTCTTGAGTTGACGTTGCAACATTTTGATTTGGGACTTCATTTGATTGTTCTCTGACTGGTACTGATCACGGCTTTGCTTGACCGCGTTCAGCTCTATCTTGGTGATGCGCAGCTCCTCACGCAGCTCATCAATCAGGCTTGTAGCGGCTTGCTTTTCTTCTGGTGATGCGTCCATGGCTACGACTGCAACACGGGCCTTCAGCTCTTCATTCTCGGCCAACAGCATGTCGATGGCTTCTTGGTTCTGATCGTCCTGCGGTGGCGTGACCTCGGGACCTTTGAGTTCCGGCTCTTTCGGTGCGCGGCCCGCAGCCTTCTTCTTCTCCATCACCTTACCGCTTGGTGTTTTGTACTTCACCGTATCGCCCGTGTCTTTGCCAACGCCCTTGCGCAGTTCAGACACGAACGATGGGGACACATGGCAGTGCTTGGCGATCTGGCCGTTAGCCATACCCTCCCATTCAAAGTCATCCAACAGCGTCATCACCGCCTTGCGCTTGTCTGCATGGGTGCGGCGCATGCCGTGGTCGGTGTTCACGCCTGTTGAATGGAATACGGCGTCCCTCAGTGTGCCCTGAACCACGCTACATAGGATGGATACCTTCTCTGCACGCTTGTGGGCCAGCAGTCGGTGATAGCCGTCCGTCAGGTAGTAGTTGATGCCATCAAAATAAACCAACACAGGAGGGAAGTCAGCGCCAGCAGCAATGGCATCTGCATACTCCGATACCGTCTCCTCATTGATCTCTGTTCTCGACTGCAGGCGCTCGTCCATTACGAGAGCGCCGATGTTCATGACTTTGTTCATTTGCTTTCCTTCATTGTCCAACCCAAAAGAAACCAACGCCAGTAGGTCTGGATGTTGATGTTGTCGTACTTCTCGCCATCCCAACCGGGGGCTCGTTTGCCCTTAGTCATGAGGATGGCCTCGAACTGCTTTCGCGCTTCGTGCATGTTGCACCTCCTATAAAAAATTGATCTTTGATGACTTGCTGCGGATCATGTCCGTCACCCGCTTGATGTGCTTTTCGTACACGCTGCGAGCCACCGAGGTCCTCTGCAATTCGTGCCACTCAATGATTTCTTGAAAGCTCTGAAGGCCAAGTGCCGTAGAGCCCATCCTTCCGAGGCGCTTAAACCGCTCATGCGCGTCCAGCAGGTGCATCTCAGCGATCTTGCAATGCACCATGACCTCCGGGCCAATGTCGGCTTCGGCCATGCTCTCAGCTAGGCAAACCACTGCGTTGATGTTGTTCCAGTCTTGCTTGGTAGCAGAGCCATTCCTAAATGCCTCCATGCTGCCGTTCTCTTTCTTGCGCAGGATGTCTAGGCTCTCCTCGTCCGTAATGGATGCCCCCACCATGGCGTGCATGATCGGATTGATGCCCGTGTCCCATATTTTTCTTCGTGTTTGTTTGCGCATGACTCCATCATACACACTTCTGCATTTCTTTGCAATAAACTGTTGCAAATTATTTTAAACTGCACTAAACTACAGTCTTGGCAACCAATTCGCGGAGGTTGCCACAACACAGGAGAGGACGTATGACCAACTGCAGACAACACATGTGGGAGCCTGTTGAGGGCCAACCTTTGTACAAGTGCGCCCGATGCGGCGCTTTTCTGAGGATCATCAAATGAAAGAAGAATGGCTATTTCCGAACGCAGTTGTTCCGGTAGACGTTGAAACGACAGCCGCGCTGGTGGCTGAGATACACAGGCTGATTGACGTTGTGGGCGGCTTGGTATTGAAGCAAGGCCCAGATTATGAGCGCGGGTTTGTTGACGGTATGCAAAAGCAATCGCAGTCAAGCGTGGACAAGGCGGTGAACGCAATGGCACAGCGGCAATGGGTTGGGCTGACGGTGCTAGAACAGGCGGATTGTTTTGCAAACACTGAAGATGCCACCGAGTTTTATCACGCCATCGAAGCCAAACTCAAGTTGAAGAACACCGCAGCACAGCCAGCCGTCCCTGATGCCTTTGGAACTCGTGAGGGTGAGCATCCCCAATATGTGCAGGGATTTAACGATTGCAGAGCAGAGATGCTGAAAGGAATGAAATGAAAACCACGATAGACATGGCCCGTGAGGCTGGCTTTGA